AGAAAGATGACTAAACCTAATTTGAATGATCTACAAAATTATTCAGAAATATTAAGTTTAAATAAAAAAGCAGGTACAAGACAAAGATTGTACAATGAAACTGGTATGCATAGTGCATGGGATGTTATTAAAAAAAGAAGAGGTAAGTAATAATGAGTTTTCAAACTGACATAGAAGCTATAACTGGTAGTATTAGTAGTATTACTACTGAAGCTACTCAGTATTTAAGAGAAGGTGTAAAACAAGTTACTAAGTTTGTAATGAAAAATCCTGAAATGAAAATGAGATTAACTCAGGATGCAAATTTAAACAATGTTTCTCCTCAGTTAGTTATGACCAATGTTTTGCATATAGCAAGTGTAACAAGGCTTGATGCAGATTCAAGCGGACAAGCAAGATCTTGTACAGAAATACCAGAAGAACTTGTAGGTCAGTATGAAGATACCAATAGTATTTACTATACTACGAAGTTAGATCCTAAATATTATGTAGCTAATAACATATTAAGCGTATTGCCTGAGCCTACAGCAAATCAAACTGCAAAAGTAAAACATATTACACCTGAAACAAATACAGCATTAAGTGAAAGTGATGTAGCTAATTTTCCACCTGAGTTAAATAGAGGTGTAATTTTGTATGCTGCAGGTGAAGTATTAAGAAAGTTTTTAAGTTTGAAAAATGCAACATTAGTTGGATTGTCTATGCAAGATGTAGTTCCTCCAAGTTCTCCATCTTTAGATTCAATTATTTACAATGGACCTGGAAACGCAGATGTAGGCGGGGGAGCAACAGCAAGTACAGTTTCTAATGCTACAAACGTAACTGCTTCTAGCAAGATAAGTTTAGGAGCTGCGCCAAGCTATGATAAATTGCAAAATTATACATTATCAACAATCGGCAATATATCGGCCTTAGATTTAACAGGCATATCAATACCTAGCTCTAACATTGGTTTGTCCATAGTGACCTATTCTGGGCCTTCTAATAGCGATGTAGGTACTATATCAACTACAACTGTTGGGTTTAGTACTGCAATTACTTCAGGTGACAAAGCAGATGTAGCACCAACTCCAGTTTATAATACGCCTACTAATAGTGTAGATTTTACAACAGCTGATATAGGAGTAGACGCATACTTAGGAACTGAAGATATAGAATTAGCAAGCGCTGCTTTAAGAAAAGAACAACAAAAATTACAAGACTATCAAGCTGATATACAAAATAATTCAGTAGAATTTAATAGTAGTGTAGAAAAATTTAGAGCTGATAATCAAATGTCTTTAGATAAAGTGCAACGTGATTTACAAGCTAGTGTTCAAACAGCACAATTAGATTTAGCTGAAGCACAAGCAGACGCACAAATAGCATCTACTAAAAAAGATAGAGAGTTTGCTGAAAAGTCACAACGTCTAATACAAAATGCTATAAATGATATGTCTGCAGCAATTAAAGACAATGAATTTAAAATAGCAGAATTTAATGCATTAATTAACAAATATCAGGCAGAAGTAAATACTACAATATCAGAACATCAATCTAACATTGCTAGAGAAATACAAAAAGCTCAGCTATTAAGAAGCACAGAACTTTCACAGTTTGGTGTACAAATGCAAGATGAATTAAATAATTTTCAATCAGATGCTGTAAGTTATCAGTCTAACATACAAGCAGAACTAGATAAAACACAAAGAGATCTACAGGCATTGATAGTAGAAGCACAAAATGATTTAAGTGCAGCACAAGCTACTGCTCAGTTAGCAACTAATGTGGCTTTACAAAATCAAGCAGAAAAATCACAACGATTAATACAGAATGCTATTAAAGATATGGAAACAGCAATACAAAATAATGCTGCTAAAATATCTAAATATAATTCTGAAATACAATCTTACGCTACACAAGTAACAGAAGAAGTACAAAAATATCAAAGTGAATTGCAAGAAGTTGTACAAGATTATAATTGGATTGCTCAACAATATCAAATAACTAAAAATGATTTTATAGATTTTCTATCACCATATTTATTAACGAGAGGAGTGCCAAGTGAAGTTGCAGCAAATGATAGACCAAGTTAAAAAACATCATCCAGATTTAGGAGTTAATGAAATTATACATTTATTAAACCAAGCATCAGATGAATTTTGTTCTAGAACATTAATATTAGATGAAGCTACACAATTTACAACTGAAGCTAATAAACGTTATTATGGCTTAAAAGATTCTATATTAGAAATTAAATCTGTAGATCTAGAAGATGAAGACGGTAACCATGTAACAATTAAAAGATTAATGGGTAGACCTCAATACAGGGATTTAGTATAATGGCTCATAACACAGAAAATATAATTACTAAACATAAAGTTTATTGGATAGAAAGAGATTCTATTGGTTTAGCAGAATACGATTCTACAAGAACTGGAAAAAATGCATACACAAGTTTAACAAGTGCATTAACTGTTACTTTGTTTTATTATAAAAAAGCTACTCATTTTAATACGTTAGATAATAATACTGCTATGACAGAACAAAGTGAAATACCATTACAATTTCATCAGTATTTAGTAGATAGAGTAGTACAGTTAGGGTATGAACAAAAACCAGAAATGATACAAATGGCACCATACTTTGAACAAAAATTTGAAAAAGGAATTAAAGAAGGAAAAATGTTTGCTAATCGTGGAAGAATCAGTGGAATCAGACACGTAAAGCAATCTAGCTTTTAGGAGGAAGCATGGCAAATAAATTAATAATTAAAAACTCGTTAGAACCGCAAATAGATACATCAGAAACAGTAGATGGTAAAACATATAGTCATTTTGGTGTAGAACAAAACACTGGTAATCAAGGCGGTACTTATGAAAGTACTTTTACAGATGCTAAAGCAATTAAATATATTGGTGTTGTAGATCAAACATCTGCAGCTGCTTTAACAGATGGAGCAGTAGCTTTTGAAGGAACTGCGACAACTACAGGTACTGAACCAGGTGCTAATGGAGTAAAAGCTTTTTATGTTAAGTATGATAGTACGTTAGGTACTGTAGCTAGTGTATCTGTTACATTTGGTTCACAAGTTATGGCAACGTTATCTGTAGGTGAATCAGTTTGTATTCCATTAGTTGGTGGAGCATTAGCAAGTTGTAAAGTACACGCTTCTGCTTTTCAGAATGGAGTTCATGAAGCTACAGTAACTGCAGTTTTAATAGGAGATTAATGGCTAATACATGGAAAAAAGGAAACTTCGGATTGGAGTCCTTTGACTCTATTGGTTCTGGAATGGATGATTTATTTCAAACTTTTTCAGATAATTTAGATGCAAATTTCTCTAATGTTGCAATACCAGGAGATGAAACTTATTCTGATGTAAATATTGTAGCTGATGAAACTTACAGCAATGTATCTATACCTAGTGATGCTAGTTATAGCGATGTAACTAAAGCTGCTAATCCTACTTATAGCAATGTATCTAGTGTTTCTATTCCAACATATAACGATCAAGGAGTATCAACATAATGGGTGGAACATTATCAAAACCAAATAGAATTAAAGATGTATATACTAAATTAGTATTTTTTGATGACAATAAATTAAAATTTGACAATGGAACTACAGATGTGGTAATAACAGATGCTGACAATTTTGGAGAAGATACAGTAGCTGAATTGCAAGATACAAACATAACTTCGCCACAAAATAGTGCATTATTAAAATATGACTCATCCAGTCAAAAATGGATAGATGATAACGAAATAGATTGCGGTGGATTTTAAAGGGAGATAAAAAATGGCAAATACGTTAAAAATTAAAAGAAATACGTGGAACAATAGTACTACTCCAACTGGATTAGCTTATGGTGAATTAGCTTGGGATAATGCGGGGGAAACTTTATATATTGGAAAACAAACAGATGGCGGCGGAACAATAGCTTCTACTAAAATTAGTACAACAGCAACAACAAGTGTAAAAGGTTTAGCAAGTTTTAGTAGTGGTAACTTTGCTGTAAGTAATGGAGCAGTGACTATTAAAGATGATGGTGTAGATTCAGCACAAATAGCTGACAATGCTATTGTTGCAGCATTAGTAGCTAATAATTCTGTAGCGTTAGGAACAAAAACTACAGGAGATTATGTATCAACTATTACAGGTGGTACTGGTATAGATAGTAACGGTGCTACATCTGGAGAGGGGGTTGCTCATTCATTAACATTAGATTTAAATGAATTAGGAACTGAAACAACTATAGCACAAGCTGATTTTATTGCTATGGTAGATGCAACAGATAGTGGTTCACAAAAAATTACTTTTAGTAATTTAGAAGACCAAATATTTGGTAATGTATCTG